CCGCCATCACCAGCAGCGAAGCACTGGCAATCACCATGCTCTCTGCACCCTTTTTCATCCGCAGCGGGTTCACCTTCGTGTTTGCCATCAGCACCAGTAATGCCGCAATGCCGCTCACCACTAGCCCTGCGCCCCGGATACCATCCATCATGCGGTCGCCAAGGCTTGCAAAGATCGCCACAGCCCCTGCCGCCATCAGCAGCGCCGTTCCCATTGCATTGATGGCAACCAACATTCCACCCAGCTTCACAAGATACTTGATGATTTTATCAAGGGTACTTACGTCCGCTTTTCCGGCAAGGTTCTGCGCCGCGCCAGCCGCCACCAGGAGAACACTCATCGCGACTGCCATTGCGCTAATAGCTTTCACACCGTTTTCTACCTGATAGGTATGCATTCCGCCGATCTTTTCAACGGCAAGTATCATGATGTCTATTGCCGCCGCAGCTGCAATAAATGCACCGGAGCCCTTTGCCCCGTCGCCATAGGTATTGAACACGGTCAGCATTCCCACCATGCCCATCAGTACACTTGCCACCCTGCTGATGGCGCTCATGCCATTCTCAACCTGATAGGTATGCATACTGCCCATTTTGGCAAATGCGGCGGCCAGCATGCCCATTCCGATGCTGATGGCCGTAATCGTCCCGATCAGTTTCGCCGTGTCAAGGCCTGTCAGGTCAGTGGCCGCCAACACTTTCAAAGCCACCACCATGCTGAACAATTCCGAGATCACGCTGGCCAAAGCCTGCACCGCCCGCGTCGGGTCGTCGATCTTCGCCAGCAGATACATGCTCCCGCTGATAAGCGCCACCGCCGTTGCAATGGCCTTCGCTGCTGTGGCAAGGTTGTTCGTGGTGTTTGCCTTTGTCCAGGTGTTCACGGCACCCGTCAGGCTGTTAAAGAAATCGCCGATGGGGTTCGCCAGCGTTTTCTTGAAGTTATCGCTTGCCTTCTTCAGCAGCACCGTTGCACCGTAGATCGCCGCCGCCAGTGCTCCAACATCGATCAGCGCCAGCAGCCTGTAAAGATCCACTTCATCCTGCAGGTTGAAGAAATCCTTCACCGCGCTGAGTGCATTCCTGCACGCACCGCTGATGCTGCTCATGATGCCGGTCAGCGTTCCGCCAAAGTCCGCCAGCGCTTTTTCCGCCTTCTCCGGCAGGCTCAGCACCACGGCCATGATGTTCTCCAGCAGCGGTACCTTACTGTCGGCAAACTCGCTCACCGTGTCCCCGGCACCCTTGAACCCGTTGAATGCACGGCCGATCAGTGCGCCCACACCCTCAAAGACTCCCAACAGAATGCCGCCCAGCAGCTGGAATGCCGTGCCAATAACGTTTCCTGCCGAAGCACTGTCTATTTTGAATTTGTCCAGCACACTGCCCACAGCATCCACCACGGTGCCGAATGCGCTGAACTGCTTCTTTGCCTCCTCCATGCTTCCGCCGCGCACAAGGGTCTTCACGCCCTTCACCACGTCCGCAATGGGGCTCACCAGCGCCGCAACAGCACCCACAAGGATGCCCAGCACGTCGCTAAGGCTCTCTGCCTGTCCAAGGCTTTCGTCCACCCATGTCAGCAGATTGCCGATGTAGCTTCCGATGTTCAGCAAAAGGTCACCCATCGGGCTCAGCAGATCCAGCAGCTTTCCAAGGATCATAAAAGCGGTCTTGCCAACCGTCTTCACGCCCTTCAGCCCGATGCTCAATACACGGAATGCGCCGGTAAATACTTCCTGCACCTTTTCCGCAGTTTCTTCGCTCAGCGCCATTTTCCCGGTCAGCTCGTCAAACCCCTTCAGGAAGTTGTACAGCGGGCTTCCGTCGGTCATGAACACGTCACCGAATCCGTCCCGGATTGGGCTCAGTACGCTGTTGATGCCTTCCAGCACGTTCAGGATGCCGTTAAAAAAGTGCTCCCGGCCGCTCAGCTGGTTCATCTTGCCTGCAAGGTCGTCCAGGTTCACACTGCCATTTTGAATTTGCTCCGCCATGGAGTCGTAGGCATTTGCCAACGCGTCCACCTTGTCCCGGTCAAACCCCAGCTTATCCAGCTCTTCGTCGCTCATGGCGGCACGCTGATGGTAATACTCAGCCGCCTCTCCAAGCACTTCATACAGCTGCTGGGCTGTCACACCGCTTTCTTCCAACGCCTTCTGGAAGCTGCCCGCCTCTTCAATGCCTTCCTCGCTCAGCAGGCCCTGATTCACCAGTGCTTTCTGCAAAAGGTTTGTGTAGTTGTCTCCGGCTTCACCAAAGCCTTCCGTTCCCAGCAGCTGGTCAAGGCCGGAGTCAAAGGCATTCTTCAGCCAGTTGTTCCGCCCGGCCGCACCGCCTGCGAACATGTTCCAGAACTCTTCCGCCAGATCGCTCCAGAATCCCTTTGCTTCCTCGTAGTTGCCAAACAGGATATCAAAGGTCTCCATCCAGCCGCTGCTCACAGCGTCCTTCGTGGCGTCCACCGCTTCGCTGAAGCTCTTTGCCTCCTGTGCCGCCTTAAAGGCCTTCACGGTCACTTCGTCGTACTGGTCAGCCAGGGCATCAATGGCCTGCGATGCCAGCATACCGGGATTCGCGTCCACCATCTTCTTCACGGCTTCGCTGAACTCGGCAAACTTGCCAAAGGCGGTCTCCATCACCTCTTTGTCAGCCCATTTTGTCGATAGCGTTGAGCTGAACGTGCCAACCGTCACATCGCCTTCTTTGATCTTGCCAAGCTCTACACCGGTTTCGATGATCTGTTTTTTCAGCTCAGCAGTTGCCACGCCCGCAAGCTCTACCGATTTCCAGTCCATCAGGCTCAGATAGCCCTGACTGTAACTCTGGTTCAGGTTATAGATCACGCGGGAGAACTCACTTGCACCCTTGCCTGCATAGGCCGTGGCGTTTGCCATGCCCATGATCATCGGGATAACTTTCTCAATGTCTCCGCCAGACGCTGTAAGCTGTCCAAGGGATTGTGTCATGTCGGTAAAGCTGTAGCTTGTCTCGTCCGAAAACCACATCAGCTTGCTAAGGTAGCCGTTCACCTTTGCAATGCTCTTACCCGTCGCGTTCATGATGGTCTGCACGCTGGCGGTCTTCTGGGCATACTTGTTCCAGCCGCTCGTCACCTGATCGAGGGAAAGGCTTTTCACCAGCTTCTCACCGGTGTCCACGGCCTGCCTTGTAATATGGCTCAGGGCTGCAACGCCCATCACTTCCACCGCCGAAAACTTTCCGCTCAGGTTGTCCAGCGCGCCCTGCATCTCGTCAAAGTCCACTTTGGCCGATGCATCGCTGATCTTTTCAAAGCCCTTTTCCGCGCCGTCCAGCCGTAAGCTGTCGTTCAGCTTTTCAAGGCTCAGCATGGTCTGGTGCACATTCTTCTCAAACTGCGCGTTGTCAAACCGCATTTCTACTACGCGCTCGTCCACTTCCTGGCTCACAGTCTCTTTACCTCCTTCCACAATTCATCGGCCAGAGCAGAAAAAATCGGAGCCAGGGCAGGGTTAATGTAATCCACCCCCTGCACATAGGCTCCGTTTCTTGTGCCGTGTCCGTATTGTAAGATCACCGCGATGGGCACTCCGTCCACAATGTTGGAGTTCTTCCAGCACAGCGTGGCCCCGCTCTTGTCCATTTTGATTTCGTAGCTCCAGCTTGCCGCCGTCTTTCCGGTGGCTTTCGGGGTGGCATCCGCAAGCCGTTCTACACCCAGCTTTCCGTATTTCTCAAGGATCGGCCGCACGCTCCAGCTCTTGATGTGGCTGAAAAAGGTCAGGCTTTTCTTAAAGTCGCCTTTCTGCCGGATCTCAATTACCTTGCTCAAAAGCTCTTACCCCCTCGAGTGAAACTTTGCCCTGCGCTGTGCGTTCAGCGCACGGATGTGCGCCGCCTGCTCGTGTCTGCCCATCTTCTCGGGCGGCAGATTCTCTTCCCCGCAGGCCCGGATCAGTGCCAAAAGTCGGTTCAGGTGCCACTTTTCGCACTCGAACGGGATGCCGTAGCTTGCCATGGCGGCATAAAACAGGTCTGCCGTCTGGTAGCGTGCGCGCTTCTTTCCGCCTTTGCGGTCTTTAAAGGTCGCGGCCGTCATCGGGTCGCTCATATATCGTTGAATGGCTAGCCAGTCTTCCCGCCGCAGTCTTGCGTATACGGTCGGGTCCACACCCTTTGTCAGGGTCATGTATCGGACGAAATCCAGTGTTTCTTCACGCGTTTTCTTCACGTTTTCGTCCAAGTACGGCTTGTGCCACTTGCTTTCCCATTTAGACAGGGAGAGCAGGCTGTATTCCAACCTCAAAGTTACCGGCTCGTCGTATACGAACATGTTTGTTCGCTCATCCCAGCGTTCTTCGCCGGGAATATGCAGCTCCAGCATTCTTTCACTCCCCCTGTGCTCTTAAATGCGTGTCTTTTCAGACAAAAAAAAAATAAAGGCTGCCCGGAAATTTCCCGGTGCAGCCTCTCTCCGCCAAAGCGGAAAAATATCAGAGCTTATCAGCCCTGTTCCGATGCCACGCTCAGTGCAGGTGCAGCGCTTGCTGTTGCGGCCATTTCCATAGCCGGGTTCTGGCTTGACACGTCGGCGGGCATAATGCCGTTCATAAATGCGCTTGCTTTGGCCTCGTCCGTCACCAGATCCATATAGATCATGCTGTAGGCCGGATGTGCCTCAAACTCGGCACGGATGGTGTCGTTCTTCATGAACAGGCGGCCGTCCGCACTCTTCTTGCCGTAGCTCTTCAGCACCACATCCTTGAACAGCTTCACCAGCTCCAGCTGGCTCTTCGCTGCAATGATCCTCTTGATGTATGCACGCATGCCGCCCTCCATACTCAGCTCCATCTCGGTGATCTCCGCCTTCGACAGGTTGAAGTAGAAGTCCTCGGTGCGCTGGTTGCCGTCATAGTCGGTATAGGAAATGGTCTTTTTCAGCATCTTAATCTCTCCTTATCGGTTCATTTTGATTTTTCCTCTCAGCAAAGCTCGCCCCTTCGGGAGAGCTGCAAGCAGCGCCGGCAAATGCCGGACTGCGCGCTGATAGGGTGTTTTTACACAGCAGCCTTTACTGCAGCGATCAGCTCGTCCGGGGTGGGCAGCTTTGCATCCTCGCTGTCGGTGCCGTACAGCAGGTCTTCCACAGCCTTCATCTGGGCAGCCGTCAGCACAGTGCTGTCAAACTCCATCACGGCGACATCCTTATAGCCGGTCACGTTCACGGGCACGGTGTCGCACTCCCAGCTGAAGGTCTCGGCATCCGGGCTGTCGTTCATGGTCTCGTGGCTCTTCTCACTGGGCTGTGCGGTAGCGTTCCACACCACATGGATGATATAGCCCTTGTCGGCATCATCGTCGGTGCCCACCTTGGTCTGCCAGCTGAAGCCAAAGGCCTTGCGCTTCTGCTGACCGATGCGAATGCCCTTCACCGGGGCAGCCAGACCGTCGCAGAGCTCAAACTCCTCCGGATACATGTAGGCCTCAATGGTAAAGCCGTAGTCCTCGCCGGAGATCAGGCGGGCATACTTCATGTTGTCAGCCCACAGGTCAGTGGGTTCTGCGCCGCTGGGGCTCTCGGTCACGCCGGTCAGGCCATTCCATGCAGCGCCATTAGCCGTGCCTTCGTCTGCCTTGGGGTACACCATACCGTGGGAAACACCGGCATGGAACTTGCGGGTGCCGTCCACATCCCATTTTGCTCTTGCCATAGGTTTTGTCCTCCTTTATAAATAGGTATCAGTACCACACGCTGAATACGTCGTGGTATAAGTTGTCCGAAATAAAATGGCGGTCATAAGAAGCCTTTGCAAGCAAACTCATGGCCGCCGTCATTTCGCTGTCCGGTTTTGTGTCGATCACGGTAACAGAATAATGGAAGGTCTGGCGGTATACGCGGTCGTCAGCCTTCGGGCTGCGAATCTTTTCCAGCTTGTAGCAGATACAAGGGTATTTCATCCGCAGGTTTGCAGGCGGCTGGTAGTACACGTTTTCACTGCCGCACCGCTGTTTCACGATGCTGCGCAAAAGCGCATCCAGCCCGGAGCGTCTTTCACTCAGTTTCATTGCCATGCCATAACCCTCCCAGCGTCAGCACGATGCGCGGGTACTCCACGCTCGCGTCCGTCACCTTCCATTTTCCGCCGTAAAGCGTCACATACCGGAGATTGCAAAAGTGCTCCTGAACATACGGGTCTGCGATGATGCTCAGCGTGTTCGCAAGGCTGATATCATCGTTCACCTTGTCGTGGGACTGCAGCCTGCGCGTGTTCCGCGTCAGGTCGCCGTAACAGTCACGCTCTGTCACAATCTCCGAGTGCACACTCGGCTCTGTCTCCTTGGTCTCCACGAAACCAAGCTTCCCAAACCACTTGCTCATAGCACTTTCACTCCAATTCATTTTGAAAAAAGCTCGCCCTTCGGGAGAGCTCCGTCATAGCTTCGCGCAAGCGAACTGTGACGGTGAGAGGGTTTACTCCTCAGAAGCAGCCCATGCCTGGGTCTTCACGGTCTCGCCGGTCGCAACGGTGATCACGCCGGTCGCACCAAAGGCCACAGGCACCAGATAGTTTGCGCCCTCCACGATCACCAGACGGCCCTTCTTGAAGGCATCCTCGATCTCGGCCTTGGTCACGGTCTCCTTATAGCCTTCGTCGGCATACAGCTTGTGGTCAGCGGTCTTGCCATAGGCCACATAGTTTGCAACGTGCAGGTCCTTGCCCTGCTCATAGAGCTTGTTCAGCATTTTCTATCATCCTTTCCTTTGAAAAAGGCTCCCTCATTGAGGGAGCTGACGAACAGCGTCGCCGTCAGGTGGACTGTGAGACTGAAGGAGTCTCTCATGCCGCCCACTCAATGGCCATAGCGCTGTAGGGGCTGGTCAGTGCGCCGGAGCAACGGGTCTCGATCAGGTACTTCTGTGCATTGAAGTCGATGTCAAAGTCATCGAACATGCTCACGGCACCGCCCTTGTCGGCACCCACGGTGTAGTCGGCCAGGTTCACGATCACAGCAGCCAGATCGCCGCCCTTGGCACCCTTGCGGCCTTCCATTTCGGGAATGGTCACGATCTTGGCAACACGCAGCTTGCGGGCCAGTGCGGCCTCGTCCGTATACAGCTGGCGGCCCATGCCGTCTTCCAGCAGCAGCATCTCGGTCAGGACATCCTCGGTGGTAAACATAGTCGGGGTGCCGCTGCCACGGTAGTCCTTGCGGGCACGGATGGCCTGCTTGATAAAGGCCTTGTACTTGTCCTCCACGGTGGAAAGGCCGGTGGTCTTCACCTGCACCTTGATGGTAAACAGGTCGGCGTCGTTGAACACCGGACGGATGCAGTTCTCATCGATCTTGTCACGGCTTGCTGCCATGCGGCCGTCACCCAGAATGTAGGCCAGTGCCAGCTCACGGTTCAGCTTGTAGCGCATCTCGTTACGCAGCCATGCCACCACGTCAAAGCTGGTAATGTCCACCACATCGTCGCGATCCAGCTCCTGCTTCTTGTACACCGTGGTCGGGCCGGTGGAGCGGCGCAGCAGGCCGAACACCTCTTCCGTCTTGTAGTTGCCCTTCAGGTAGCCCTTGGCACGTGCATCATCCTCGGTCAGGTCGGCGAACAGGCTCTTGAAGCGGCTGAACGGGATGTGCTTCACGCCGCCCATCACCACGCTCACCCAGTCGTCGGGCTTGTCAATGATGCGGGGCGTGGTGTCCAGCAGGTGATCTTCCGGGAACAGCCAGTCGATGTTGTCAATGCCGTGGCACAGAGCGTTCACCTCGCTGTCCTCAATGCCGGCATTTGCAAAAGCGGCCTTCATGGTGCCGCAGGTCTTGGCGGTCTTCACCACCTTGTTGATCTCGTCGATGCTGTGCTTCAGCACGGTGCCCTTCGTGTCCTTCTCAAATACGTTCTGCTTCACGGTTTCTTCCTCCTCATCGTCAGTCTCTTCGCCGTCACGCTTTTCCAGGGCCATGCCCACCAGTGCGTGGCAGCACTTCTGCTGTTCGGGTGTCATGCTGTTGTACACCTCTTTCAGCGTCTTGCCGTCCTTCTGTTCGTCCGCCATCTCGGCTTCCTCCTGTGTTGCTTCATCGGTCGCTGCATCGCCGCTGTGTACAAGGTCGTCCAGCGGTTCGCCGTCCGGGTCCAGTCCGTGGGCAATGCTCAGACCGCCGTCTGTGTAGATGAATGCTTCGCCGCCCTCGTAGTCCTCGTCAGCACTGTGCTTCACCACCTCGTCGATCAGCGCACCCGGGTTGCAGCCTGCCAGCACAAGGCTCACTTCCTGAATAATGCCGTGCTGGACAGTGTTGCCCGTCTTCTTGATGCAGTTTGCATAGATGGAAAAAGCGTTCAGGTCGCCATTTTCCACGCAGGCCTTCGCGGTTCGGCCGGTATCCGTATCGTTGAACTTTGCGTAGCAATACATGCCCCCGGGTCGGTTCTCCAGCAGGCAGTGGCCAAGAACGTTTTCCAGGTTGTCATGGTCATGGTTGTACACCATGGTCACAACTTTACCGTCGCATTCCTGGAACGCATTCGGTGCAATGGTCAGGCCATCATAGCACTTGGTCTTAGCCTTCGTGGCCCAGCCGCTGCAGTCATAATCAAACTTCGCCATTTTGATTTGCCATACTCCTTTCTACGGCTTCCTTTCCAGCCGTGATCGTTTTGTTTCGCTCAGCAATCTCAGCGTCGGATTGCGAAATGTTGCTGTTCCGCAGTTCGTCCGCCTTCGGGTCCTTCGAGGGCTTCATTCCCAGCAGCTGCCGGAACTCGTTGCTCGTCAGGATCTCGTTGCGGGTAAACTTGTCTGCCATCTCGGCAACGGCGCTCACCGGTGCCAGCTTGAACGGGTCGCGGAAGTACATCACGCTTTCGTGCCCTTCCTTCCGGTCCGCTTCGGTCAAAAACTTTCGTTTCAGCTCGTCCACGGCTGCTGCCACAAGGGGTTCAATGGTGCGGTTCTCATAGTTCGTCATCACCGCATCGCTTGCCGTACCGTTCATGATCTCCGGGGTAATGCCTAACTGGCTGTATGCCATGTTGGTCAGGTATTCCACGGTTTTCAGGAGGTTATTTTCAAGGCTGCGGTTCAGCTGTGTAATGTGTTCCGAACCATCGGTGTAGGCAATGCCGTATTTAGAACCGGTCAACTGCCGTTCGATCTCGGCTCTCCGGTCGTCCGCTCTCTTTTTCTGGATGTCGTTGCGCACTACGTATGGCAGCTGGATGATAAGATCCAGTTTTTCAGATCCCAGCTGGTCATCCACCACGTCCATTAGATTCAGCTTGCGGATCAGGCGCTGGATGGTGCCGTTCGGTTCGTTCATCACGGCGTAGAACGGATTCTCGATCAGGGCCACTTCTGCTTTCGGCAGGGTGATCTCCTCTTTCTGTCCGGTCTGGTCGTTGTACACTTCCAGCCGCACATCATCGGGGTACCATTCTTTCACCTTTGCCACCCGCATGGAAAGGATCTTTTCTTTGCCGGTCTCTTCGTCCACATCCACGTCCACCGGCACCAGCGCTGCCACGCCCTCGTCCAGTACAGAGAGGAACATGTCATACCGCAGCGCCCTGCCGGTCTGGTCCTTGTTGCCGGAAAGGTTCAGGCAGCAATTAAGGCCCGAATCAACGGTTTCGTCGTAGCGTCCGTTTTCATCGAGCCTTACGTGGTTGATTGTGATGCCCGCTGCGTCCATGGCAATGCGGGTGTATATGGCGGTCATGATCGTGCGGTCGTTTGCACGGTTCAGCCGTACCAGGTCAGGCCGATAGCTGCTCCCTCCGCCATAGTAGTTCTTCCCGGGAGGGTCCCGGTTCGTAAAGGCGTTCCACGCCCGTTTCAGGCGGGAGCCAACGTTTATCGCCATTTTGATTTTTTCCTCCCGGTCAGTTCTTCTTGTCGTCCTGCTTTGTCTGTCCGCCGCTGGCGCTGCCGCTTACAATGGCATTTGCCAGATCAGGGTTTTCAAAGGTGTTCGTCACAAACTGCTTTGCGCTGTAACTCATTGCACCCGCCACAGCCTTGGTCAGGAACTGTTTCCCGGCGTCCTTCATCACGCTCTTCACAAAGCTCTTCCCGCCGTACACATCACTGCGCAGCTGTTTCACGTCCTTCTGCAGCTGCAGCCGTTCTTTTTCCGCTTTCAGTTCCCGGTTCGGGTCGTCCGCGCGGATGTTGGTGTCCCCCTGCAGGTCGCGGTACTGCTTTTCCATCTGCAGGCGATTGATCCGTGCCCGCAGCTCCTCGTCCGAGTAGTCCTCGGCCTTGCCGCCCTTCCGCTTCGGGGCGTACTCCGTCTTTGCGGTCGCACCTTCACCGGCGTTCCCATCCCCGGCATAGTGCTTCTTTCCGGCTGCGGTCAAAGTGCCGTCCTTGTTCTGGTACCGCCGCACGCCCCACTTCATACCCTTGATGCCTGAATGGTAGAGTGCGCAGTTCCTTTTGTGCTCCCACCAGTCGTTTTGATGTGTCATCTACTCACCTTCTTTCACGCTCTATTGCTTTTATCCCCGTTTCCGTGCTATACTGACCTTAATAAAATTTGGTTACGGAGGGAATTTTATGATCGATCGGTTGAAGGATAGGTTTTTAAACTTCTGCATCACCCAGCCAAAGAAAGCTACCTATTCCGTCGTTGCGGCCATTGTCATTGTGTTGCTAATCGGAAACATTTGGTCTCTTTATGCCTCTAAACGTCAGGCCGAAATTGCTCATGGTGCTGAACTTGCCCGTCTGGAACGCGAAAAAATCGGCTACTCCCACCTTGCCGAAGGTGAAGTCCAGATGCCTGATATTGAAATTGGCATGGCCACCGATTACCGTATTGTCAAGCAGGACTTCGAGAATGCCGGTTTCACCAACATCATCACCGAGCCGGTCGCCGACCTCACCAATACCACGACCAAGCGCTATAATGCCGTCATTGAAGTCACTGTAGATGGCGTTCCCCGCATGAATGTCGGCGAATGGTACAAAGTCGATGTCCCCATCGTCATCACCTACCACACTGTTGGCGATACCATCCTTACCCCGCAGGAAGAAGCTTATTCCATTGCCCAGGGTCTTCTTCATGGTAAGCAGGACTGATTGGAAAGGAAGTGCTCCGCATGACTGTCACTTGCCCAAACTGTAGAAATGAAATATCCGTCTCTAAATTCATGCCTGTATCAGTTCGCTGCAAGAAGTGCAAAAGCGTTTTTAATGTTGAATATAACCCTGATGAACTTGGTTTTTGGGGCAAGCAAAAGCTGAAATGCAACAATTTTTCAATTGCACACCCTAATATTACCAAGGCCGCAAAAATCACCATTGGTCTTGCTATTGCAGCGGGCCTTACAAAACTAGCTCTCGATTCCAGACCTGAATCAACGCAAGCTGGTTTACCAGCTGAATCAGAAGATACGGCATCCGATGATGTATCGTCCACAGAATCCAACGGTCAAACGCCGCCTCCAGAAGAACCCGCTTCGTCCGATGACATCAAACCAGAAGTAGAACCTTCTATATCCAAAACCGACTTTGAAAGACATCTTCTCGACCGCTTACTATCCGGTGGTCTTGACGGCCCTGTTGGTTCGCCATTCGGAAATGGTTATGGTTCTACAATTATGTACGCCATTCAAGACGGAATCATTAAACGTTTCAAACAGGGTCCAACACAAAGAGTTTTTGACGGTGACGAAACTGAAAAGATCATTCCTGATTGGAAAAATGATCGAAAACTCGAAACAGAGGAAGAACAGCTAGACTTTCTGCGCAGACAAGGGCGCTACGTAAATGATCCAGAGGTGCAAGCCTACAGCAATGCATACTGGGATAAGAAGCATCAGCGCTAATCACTCAAACGCATCCCGGTTCTGCTTCCACGCAATGTAAGCATCCATCATAGCTGCCACAGCATCGATCTTCTGGTCCTGCCGCTGCTTGTAAAGCTTCCGGTTGCCGTTGGTGTCCACCAGTGCAATGCAGTTGCCCATTGCAAACTGCATCAGCTTTTCGTCAAACAGCAGCTTCCGCTGTTCGCTCAGCTTTTTCAGCTCGCCCAGCGGCACGCTCTCGGTCCTCGCACCCTGAATCACCTTCGTAATACCAAAGGTGCCATTCTCCTGCCCCCAGCGCTCCACGAATTCCTGCGCGTTGTAGGGGTCGTAGCCAAACGCCCGCACGTCGTACTGATTCTGCTGCACAAAGTTATCAAGGTCTTCATACACCTGCATCATGTCCAGCACCGTGCCGTCAAATACGAACAGCGTTCCCTCTTTCATGAACTCTTCGTATTGGTTTCTCCGGCTCACGGGCAGCTGGCTCAGGGTGTAACTGGTAATGTAGTCCCTCGTCTTTACCCCAAAATATCCGCTTGAAAGCGGAAACAAAAACGTAAACGCACAAAAATCATCGCCCATGCTCAGGTCAGCGCCCATGGCGCACGGCATCTGCCAGTAGCTTCTCGGTCGGTGGCAAAGGGTCTCCTCATACGGGAAAAAGTATGTGTAACCCTCCATCGGCAGGTTGAAGCGCTTTGCAAGGATGTCATTCCGGGCACTGGGCGATTTTTCGGCTCGTTCCACGTCCAGCTGATAGGTCTCGTAGCTCACGGTCTTTCCCAGGTTCGGGTTTGCCTTCAGCCACATCTCCGGTCGGCCCACTTCCTCAATGCTGTCCAGCTTGTAGTACCAGATAGAGACATGCGGGTTTACGTACTCCCCCTTCAGGATGCTCAGCAATTCCATTTTGATGTCGTCACCGCATCCGTTGCGCACCGTGCCCTCGCTGCTTGCCGCAACGATCAGGTAGTTCTCGTTTTTCGCCGCGCCCTGCTCAATGGCACCAATGGGGTCTTCTCGGATGTCGCAGCTTAGCCATTCGTCCACGGTAGCCACCGTGTCGCGCCTGCCCTGCAGCTTTTCAATGGTCATGGGGCGCACTTCCAAAAGGCTGTTGGTCACAAAGTTCTCAATGCCTTTCTTCGTGCTTGTCATCTTCACACGGTCTGCTTTTGCACCAGTGGTGTTCTGTAAACTACCTTCGGTCATGAACTTCAGCACCGGCCCTTTTGCCCGCGCCAATGCGGTGCGGAAGGGTGCCAGCACTTCATCGGCCTGCTTCATGGTAGGCGCTGTTGTCAGCTGCTGGGTGGTGTTCGTGTTGGCGGTCATAAAGTATGCCTGCAAGAACTCCAGATACATGGTCTTTGCGGCCGAACGTGTAATAATAAGATACTGCTTCGTTACCAGACGCTTTTTGATGCGCTTGGTCTCGTAGTGTCCGCCTGCCCCGTGGGGGTTCGGCACATACACGCTCCGCTCCACAAAGTAGTACCAGCCAAAGATCTGTTCTGCCCACAGCTTAAAGCTGTCCAGCATCTTCACATCGCCGCCGTCAGTCAGGGTCAGCTCGTCCTCACAGAACGCAATAAAGCCGTTGATGGCCTTATCGTCATAATAGATGCCCGGGTTTGCGATCAGATCGTCGATCCGGTTCATCTCCATGCTGATCTCTCTGCAAACGGGGATCTCCCCGCGCATCACGGCCTCCCGGAACTGGCCGTAGTAGATCGGCGTTGCCGTGTTCGAGAGTGCCATTTTGATTTTTCAGCTCCTGTGTTACTCCTGCGTGATCTCCTCAAAGCCGCTTTTGATAAGAATTGCCTTGACCTTCTCCTTCAGCAGGCGGGGGCAGCGCTCATACAGAGCCTTTGCCTCTTCCATAGTCTCAGCGAACATAATTTCCTGTGCCCACAACTTAGCCATCATATGTACCATCCTCTCTAATTTTTGTGTGATTCGTTTAAGCATACACAATCTCCGACATTTCCATCAGACATTGTTTAAGCATCTTGTTATCTTCTTTCAGTGTCTTGTTATCTTCCTGCAGTGCCGCCACTGTCTCCGGCAACTTCTCCATGGCTTTGGCCTTCTTGCGCGCTTCTTCCTGCGCGGCCAGCTCTTCGGCAGTGTAGCGGACGTACTTCTGGATGGGCACCTGTTCCACCCATTCCTCCTGTGCCTGTACTCCGGGGCGGTCAACGACCTTCTGCACATCCTTGCCACCGTTCGGATACTCGGTCACTGTCTCCCAGTGCCACTGCTCCTCCACGCCCTCTACGGCGGGGTGGGTGATCTCTTCGGTGCTGGCGGTCAGGTAGCCA